TATGAGACAAAGCAGCATCAGTAGTATCTTTAAGCCGCGAGGCGATAAGATTTTTACCGGCGGTAACAACTAAATTAGGTATAATGGTTTCTTGAGTTACATTTCCGTTAGGATTTGTGACCGTGATCTTCAACTCACCGGTCACTTTGATAGAATCTTGAATCATGGTCAGCTCCTATTTACAAGATTGTTCTAGCACCTACCGTACTGTTGCCAGCATTGATAGGCGTTTGGTTGAAGTAGTATCCGCCCAAAGCTCGGTCATCTTCATCAACATCAGTATAATGAAAGTTGACAAGAAGTCCAGCTGAACTTGCATCGGGTAAAGTTATACGGTCTGAAGCAAGCATAGCAGTGTTAAAAGGTTCAGCTGCCCCTATAACGCCCGTATTAGGTACGTAGTAAGCAACACCTGATATTGTATATGAATAAGGCTCCTCAAGAAATCCTCTATATCCATCAGATACAGATACAAAATCTGGGTACATGTATTCAGAATCGCCGAGTGTTAATATTGTGGCCACGCTTTCTGTAGCTGTAACAGCGTCTGATTGTGGTGGGCGTATGTCATGTACTATAGCCTCAGCTGCAGTTACTGCGTCCGTCTTAGGTATGCTAGGCCCAAGTTTAATACCCTCCACAGCAGTAAAAGAATCAGTTAGTACACTATTAGGCTCTAAAGCTATAGCTTCTACTACAGAGGTCGCATCGTTATCAGCTAGCTCCCCTACCGCAATTTCCTTAACGTCCGTCTCAGTGGCCGTAGTGGCGTCTGCAAGCCCTTTATTAAAATCAAAGTCGTCAATAACGTCCGTAGCTGTAACTGGGTCTGGGTCTACGTCAGCATCAGATAAGTCAAAGTCTACGCTAGATGTAAAAGTTTTTATGTTCGACTGCACCGCGTTGACAGCATCTGAAGTAGGAAATGTAACTTCATTTGCTATAGCTTCTGTTACCGACACAGCGTCGGCCAATACTTTACCTACTTCAAAATCATCAACAGCCTCAGTAACAGCCACTGTATCTGATTTAGCTGGCTGTATTTGCCTAGTCGAAACTTCTGTCGCAGTTACTGCATCAGTCTTGGGTATATTAGGTTGGTTAGAGATAGCCTCAGTAATAGATACATCGTCGTTATCAGCCAGTTCTGCAACTGTTACTTCTTTAGCGTCAGCCTCAGTAATACTTACAGGTTCAAAATCTACCGCAGGGGTAGACGGATCAAAATCAACTATATCATCAAAACTTATGACAATCTGTGCGTCGGTAACAGTAACCGTTTCTGCAAACACTGGCTGCGCATCAAACACAGGGTCTGCGTCAGTAGGTAGCGCAACATCATCGGGTTCTTCTTTGAGTACATCTAGCGCTTTTGTTAGCTGAGCAGCAAACCCTCCCGTTGCGTCTTCGCCATCTCCCATAGACACAGACTCAGAGACAAGATTAGTTTGCTCTAATACTAATGGGCGTGCTGCTGGGCTAAATATTATAGTGGCGGGATTAACTTTAGCTTCTATATAACTAGGGCGTGCTACTGCAACGCTAATATCGCTTACAACAGCGGCAGCGCCAATAGATAATACAGTTACACTAAGCCCTATCTTCATATGAGATTATCTCTAACCCTGAAACTCAGTGTTTCATAAACAGTCTGTGTGCCAGCGCCCGATGTTGATACAACAACCTCGCCCTCATACTGACCGGCATCTAAGTTAGTAAGAACGCCGCCGGAAAAATCAAATTGTACTTTGCCGTCTGTACCTGTGTTAACTAGGCTACAGTTAATCGTGCTAAGTAAAGTGCTAGTGTTAGCTTTGCGGAAACGAACAGATACACTCACAGACGACGGTGATAAGTCATACGGGCTATCAGTAGACTCATCAGTAAGCGTGAGGATAATTACTGGTTTAGAGTCACCTTTAACAAGTCTAATTGTATCTGCCATATTTCACCTCACGCAAATCTTTGGTTCTGTACACGCATAGAGCCTCTGCCTGTACCTAAGTTAGCTCTAGCCCTGCGCTCTGATAGTTTGTAAGCAAACTGTTTTGCGTGGTATGACGCTAGCTCTCTATCACTCCATGTGCGATCTGGTAACACCAAAAGATGCTGCAACGCCCCGTGCATAATTACATTTTCTAAATCATCTAATGGTGTCTGATCCATCTCGTAGGCTGTGCGTAGGGGCTTAAGAGCTACAATCATACGTACATCATAAACAACATTAGCGTCCGGTATTGGTGCTACAGCAAAATGATCTGGGTCTATAGATGTTATATATCTAGGAGTAGAGTGCTCATCTGACGACACATACGGCCACTTGGGGTATATATCGTGCAGCTGCTCTAAAGAAATTGGGGTTAATTTTTCCCCATTTACTGTAGCAGTTAAGATAGCATGCACCTCAGAAAAATCTGGTGGGTCATACGCATAATCATGCCCGCCTGGGTTAAGTCGTATCTGAGGTTGCTCATAGCGCCACGCTAGGGTGCGCTCACACGCCTCTATGGCTGCATCTCGTACATACTGCTCTACAACTACGTTAGGGGCACCAGGGACGCTTGGAGCGAGCCTAGTGACGATTTCTCTAAAAGCACGGTTTGGCATTATACAACATCCTCCCTCTCAAGTCCGCCACTCTCAGGATCAGTAATCGCACGAGACTGTGCGGCAACACCTAAGGCCTGAGTAAAGGATTGCTGGAACAACTGTGCACGTTGAGAGTTTACATGCTCGTTATCAACAGACTCTGCTATAAACACTGTAGCATCAATCACCACAGGGAAATAGGCATCCGGTAGTAAAGCAACAGTTTGAGTGCCTGTATATACAGCAGGGGTCTTAGAATACTCCCCGATTAATATCTGATTATCGGGGGCTTTAGGGTATATAAAAAATTTATTTGGGTTACGGACATGCCGCATAAAGTTTACAGTAGCTCCTGCTGGGTCATTCATCCATGTTGGGTATGCTTGATCCAGAGCTTCACGGTTTGTTTCAATAATCCCAGCCCCGTCTTTTACAGAGTAGATTTCGATCAAACGTATAGAATCAGCTGGGGCTGATTGCACAACAGAATTAAACGTACAGGGTATTTCTTCGATGGAAGCAAAAAGATCAGGGCGCAATACAGCTATACGTTTTAGGGCTTGGTTAGCGAAGCCCAACAATACATCATCACTATAACGATACGGTATATTCGTATCCTGTATGATGCGCCTAACCTCTGTGATTACATCATCTAAGATCATTCTTTAGCCCACGCTTCGTTTTCTGGTGTGTCTGGATCATCAGACATAAAATGCCCGTTATCATCACGCGCACGAACCAATCCTCTAGTCGCTTCATCTGCAAGCTCTGGCGGAGTAGTATCTGGCTCCTCAGGCACTTCAGTTTCCAAAGATACTTTAGACTTGCGCCCTTTTTGTTTCTTTGGGATAAATTTCTCTGGGAACGCCTGTTCCTCAGTGACTTCAACAGTCTTAGGGTTATCAGCTAAGATTTCATCCCACTCGTAAATTTCACCGTCAGTTATATTTTTAAGCCATCGTCCACTCATAATAGTCTCCTTACGCTTTCCAGTTAACTCGTTTAGACGAGCCTTTTTTCTTCATTGCGGCCTTCGCTGCTGCAGTTTTACACTGCGCCATAGTCGGGCGGCACGCAGGGTATCCCCTCTTACTATCACTTTTTGACCCACTTCGTCCACAAGGTTTACCTGTCTTGCAGTCAACCCAGCCTTTGCCGTTGTTCTGGCCAAACCATTTTCGTAGGGATGCACCCTTCTTACTTTTTCTTACTGCCACTTTTATTACCCCAGTTTGCGGCACCTACTTTCCTACATTTAGCCAAAGCGCCCGATGCGTACGCGCTGGGCCAAACTGAATAGCGGGCCTTTACTTTATAATAACAAGCGTCTTTTTTAGCTTTTGCTTTTGGAGCTGCCATTTTATCACCACTTCTTACAAGACCAGTAACGAGCGGTCATTTTCGAGGGGGGTCTGCTATCACACCCATGCCTCGCACGAAAATTCTTACGCCGTCCTGGCTGATCTTTTTTAATAGTCATATTAGCATCGCCGAAGCGAATAATTTTTTCTTTACCGTTTTGGCACGCTTTAACCACAAACTTTTTACCGCCAGAAACTTGACGTTTCGGTTTGTTGCAGGCCATCTTGGACTTATCAATTTTTGCCATTATGCTTTAGCCTTTTTCTGTGCCGTAGCGCTTAATTCTTTTAGATGAAATAAACGTTTACTGTTTTTGCCATGTGTTTTCCCAGAATGTAGCTGGCCATTAGGCATCTTATGTGAATCGCCTTTATACTCAGTCCCATCACGAAAATAGTGTTTCATATTTTTAGCCACATGTACCTCCTAGGTAGAGGAGGGGGCCGAAGCCCCCAACTCACTTTAGTTTATGAACAATCAACCATAACAGCTGTAAGTTTCATAACTGCTGTATCAGCGGCGTTGACTGTAACAACGTCGATTGTATCAGCAGCAGTGTAATACTTACCCTGCTCAAAGGCGTCAGTTCCGGCGACAGAGATATATGCTGCAGTAGCATTACCATTTACGCCGTCAAGGTAGCCATCTGGGTTATCGCCATCACCAACATCAAGTGTAAGTGTTCCGCCCTCAGCAGTAGTAACCTCAAGCGCCACATGTGTAACCAAGGTTTTTGCTGGAACTTTAATAACTTCCAAGATGTCAGCTGCACCCAATGCAGTCAAACCAGCTGCGGCGCGAGCCGTAGTGATTGCTGCAAAGTCCAGATCTACAGTTATGGATGAAACTCGGTTAATACCTGCAGCTACGTGCGCGGCACCAGTACCTAAGTTATATCCTTTACCATCGTTATAAGTAGCCATTATCAAGCCCTCCTATTAAAGCGTTACGATAGCAGTTGAGAGCGCTTCAGGCTTCACCACTTTGTAACCATATACTTGCAGGCCACGAATGATGTTACCAAAAGTTGTCTCAGACCGGATGGTTTCCATGTTTGTCATCTGTGATGCAAACGTAAAGCCCATCTTATGACCACCAAGTACGCTAAACTCCCCGCCTGAAGTTTTCTTCAGATTGTGAGACACGTAAAGGGTGAAACGATCAATCATGCCGAGGCGACCATTCCGTAGAGGGGATGATCCATCGCCAGTGATAGATGCGTCTTTAAGGTCAGACTGCTTGATATAGCCAGCCATCTTGGCAGGGATAACCATGAAGCGATCCTGCTCAGGAGCATTAGCTTCGTCAAGTACGGTACCCATGTTGATGATGGTATCAATGACGTTAGAGCTTGTGATAGCAACAGGAGTACCTGCTACACCCAAGTTGATGTCGCCAGAGATGCGGCCAGCTGATGAGCCTTTGTTGTTTGCGCCAACGTCAGGCAACAGGTCTGTCAGAACACGCTCGTCGATCTTGATCTTCATACGCTCAGAAGCGTCTTTAGACCACTGATCCATCAATGCGATGTCAGACTGAACCTGATCAACATCGTCTTCAACACAAGCGAAGTATTCGCCTTTGTCAATTACGAGCTGCAGCTTCGCTTTGTCAGGGTTTTCGACTGCAAGAGTCTGGCCCTTAACGTAGGTTTTGATGGTGATCTCTGGAGTTGTACGGATATTAACCGTGTCACCCATGTTACGGATTTCACCTTCGTAGTCAGTGTTAGAGATTGCGGATAGGACAGTCGCATCGTAGAAGTTCTCGATGAGCTTGCCCGACCAAATCTCGGGGATAAAGTTGCCCGTGTAGTCCGGACGACCTGAAGATACTGCAAAAGCCATGTTAGCCTCCTATAAGTTATGCAGTGACAATTCGACCTTCTCTCTGTGCTGAGAAAATGTCGCGTTCTATTCGGCCACGTTCTTCTTCCCGACCTTTGTACTTACCTTTACGTACAGCATCAAAGAAACCTTCGATATCTGCTGGTGAGTATGTTTGGCCTTCAGATGGCATAGTATTAGTCCCTGAACGACCTCGCCCTGGGGATACTTGCTTCTCTAATTGGTCAGAAGGAACCTTCCGATTGGTTTGAGCAACTGGGGTACCGTTGGCCTCCTGCCATGACCTAAAGAACTGCGCCACACGATTAGAATCTAGATTCTGCTGAGCATCTTCTAGATATGTCTGGCGAGAAATACCTGTAAGTGGGTCAACATCTAACAGCCAAGATTGAAAATCTCCGTTGTTATTGATGTCCTGCCATTCAGGTATGATAGTGGAAAGCCTAGCCCAAAACGTCTGAGTTGCTGATTCGGCCTGTGCGTGCGAGATTTGATTCATCTGCGGTACCACGCTGGTCTGCATCTGCATTACCTGTTGCTCTAACTGAGACACACGATTATTGGCTTGCGCCACTTCTTCTCGTGCTGCACGCCGCATAACATCAATAGAATCGCCGTACTCCTGAACATCTTTATCTGTAATCAACGGATCACTAGACTCGGGCTGTGCAGCAGGTTGGTTATTCAATGAGCTAAGTAGCTGCTCCATTTGAGTAACACGGGATGATAACTCTCGGTTCTCCGCTTTCATACGAGGAACTTCTGCATTATACATACCCTGCAGTGTTTTGTACTTTTGTTCCCAAGAATCCTTGGTTTGGTTGTCTGATTCACCGTGCTCTTTGGCTACAGACTGAGGTGCTTGTTCTTCTACACTGTCGGCTACAACTTCCTGTACAGGCTGCCCACCGTCGTTAGCTGCGGCCTCGGGTGCATCACCCTGTGCCTCAACCTCTCCGTTAAGTTCCTTGTATAGTTCTTGTACTGCCTCAGATTGCATTTGAACTTGCTTTGGTATTGCCATGTTGGACGCTCCTATCGGTGTGCGTAATTATCAGCTGTCATTATGACTTTGCCGCTATTTCAGGGGACTCATTCACGAACTTAGAAAGCTCTGTAAGAACCTGACACCGCCCCTGTGCGAGTGCCACGCTCTGTGATGCGACGCTAGGTAGCTGCTCTAGCTCATGTTGACGCCATTCCGCTAGCCAGTCAGCTAGTGCCGGATATTGGTTCACACATGCGGCTAGTGCCTTAGTAACTTCAGGAGTAGGCCGGATCATCCTGCTGCTCCTGTGTCGCGGTTACTAACTGTGTTCGCATCCTGCCCACCTTTAGGGGTTCCGTCAGGCAATGTCGGTGTGCCGCCGCCAGCAGGCTGTTCGGCCTTAGCGGCCTCCAACTGCATTTTAGCTGACATACGAGTCATATAGCCTTCCTTCTCCCTAGACGGAATGATGTCGTCCACAGGCATTTGCAACCCTTTAGCCACTTCACGAAGAATCGCTGAGCGGCCTTCTTTACCAACGATTTCCATGTCGATTTCGTTGGCGGTTGCATTAAGAAATTCAAGACGGCGGATGTTAACAGTCTCTTTAACTGCAAGGTTGATCGAGCCTTTTGGCATGATCTCAACATCGCCTTTAATAGTTTCGTCTTCGTCATACCGCATATTATAAACAAACTGGCGGTGAACGATTGGTTTGATCACATCACTGTCGATGTGCATAACAACTTGTCGGATACCTTTACCGGCTGCACCCATAAGCATAGATAAGCCAGACGAAGTACGTCCCGCCCCCTGGACGTTAAGGTCGCCATACACGTAGGAAGGTATTCCTGAATGATCGTCGGCTAACTTACTAAACTTATCGTATACGCCTAGTAGTGTGTTTGCGTTGTCATCAGGCTGTGTAAACCTAACTGCAGGAGCGCTTGACCCCAGCGGGTCATTCATTACTTGCCAGATTTTCCACGGATGAAGTTGAGTGATGTCTTCATTCGGCGGGATACGCTCAAGATTAACCTCAACTTGAGGCCCACTAGAGATACCCATATTGTTAACCAAAGCACGCGCAGCCGCGTTACAGACGTTTTGTATATCTTCGATAATTTCTGGTATGCCGCTGCCCCAAAATGCTCCAGGGCGTTTAATAAACGATGTTTTAGCATAAGGCTTCTCTCCTAGTGGGTCATAGTTAAGGATGGCCTTGATAACATAATTACCTACAATCCAAACATTTGCGTCGTATTCACGGTGCTTATCTTCAATTTCTTCTTCGTCGAGACCCCACTCAAGAAGCATCTTGCCGGTTACTTTACCCCAAAACTCTAGGGCATCAAATGTCTCGGTAGGTTTATTGAACGTATGGAACTTACGTTCTTCTTCGTCTTTAGTTAACTCAACATCTTCATTGATCCAGCTTGAGCCGTTGCCAATGTCCAGTACCTTGCGTATAGCATCGTCATCGTACCCAGGTACGCCAACAAGATCAGCTAGCTCCGTACGGCTTAGGGGGTGATGCTCAAAAATATACCCCTCGTTTACTGTAGAAATTCCTGGCTCTGGGTAAATCCTAAAGGGGTCAACCCGTTCAAACTCAGGGGCAATAATTTCAGTTGCTTCAACAATAGTCTTTCCGTCAGCACCTTTAGTCCAGCCTAGCTTACGCTGCCTGCGAACAACTGGCCCTTTAACAAAAGCACACGGGTAAGTTACTAAATCAGTAATAAATTCATTAAACGAATCAGCCCAACCGCCTTGTGCAAACTGGTCTGCGATCTTAATAGTCATCTTCTGGGCGCGATTATCTGCAGCTTCAAGCAGCTTAAACCTATACTCTTGGCCTACCATTTCTTTTAGCTCGACCATTTCGTCGGCGTTTGGCGCTCTACCTTCATTCTCAACAATACGTGTAACTACCGCTGCAAAAGCGTTTTGTAGTTCCATAGTCTGATCAGGAGATAAATCTGGAATAGGTGTAGGATTTAGCCCCCAAGGAGGTGTTCCAGTATCAAGCAGTATGTCACGAAGCCAGCTCTCCGCCGCACGGCATTTAACTTCTGTGACACCCATATAGATGTCAGAACCGCCCTGCTCGTGGATATCGCGTAGTTTATCTGCTTCGTATTCGCCGTTACGCTGCCGTAATCCGCGAAGCATAATATTTTCGATAGGTTTTTTAGCTTGTCGTGCTGCGTCCCAGCAATGGCGTAGATGCCCTGTAAGGCCTAGAACTACAGAATCATTCTGGCGAGCAGCAAGTTCTTTATCTACAACTTCTTGCTCACGCTTACGTAACTCAGCATTTCCTATCACCTGTAGCATTAAGCAAGCCCCTCATCATCTTTCTTATCACGGAAAGTAGTTAGCCCTTCAGAAGCATTACCTGCTAGTTTGGCAAAACCTTTAGTCGCCGTTCTGAGATTAGCTGTTGGGTTCATATTTGTCATACTCTGCTGGCCTCTTTCGACCAATGCCGCACGCTGTGCACCCACTTGCTGCATACGCTCAGCCTGCTTAGCAGCCCTGTTCGCAGCAGTAAAACCTTCGCCGCGTAGCTGACCGATTCGCACATTCGATACAGATTTACTTACTCTATCCCCAGGAGCTTTAGCGCCAGCTCGGATATATTCGTTTGTTTGGCGTCGTCTGTAAGCTTCTTCACGCTCAGTAGCAAGCTTCTGCGCTGCATCTTTGAACTCAGAGCCAAAATACTCAACATCCCCAGGGCGCTCTAGAACTTTAGGCTTACCAATCTTAAATTTTTTATCTGGGTCTAACCCAGTGCCAGGAGCTTTAGCGTAGTCTACCAGCTTTGAATCATATGCTGTGTACTTAAGGCCGCGCCCGTCTTTACGCGTGTCAATAATCTTTGCCATTACATACGCTCCTCATCATCAATATCGTCCATGTCAACTCTGGTGTCGGGGTCGTTTTTATCTGAGTAGACATACCCGCCAGATTTGTACTGGCGTACTTTACGTTGGGCCATACCGCTAGTATCCATCTTCGGATTGTCCGAATAGACTACGTAAGGTTTACTTCCACAGCCACAACCACATGGCATTCCGTTTTTATTCATACTCACACTCCTGCAGTAAGTGTACACTTTTATTTATACATGGCAATAAGTTCTTACGCAAGTAAAGAAAATACCCCCTACGGGGACAATCCGTAGAGGGTAAGTTTAGGTAACTATGAAGGATGTCTCAATGACACCAACAATATATCAAGTCCAACCTGATGCTGCAACCCTTTTAACTTCCCGCCGCATAGGCATGAAAGAACCCTCGCCAGCTGTCGCTACATGTAACATAAAGTATTGTAAAGCTTCAGCTACGTGGGAATGATTATTTTTGTCAATGTTGCCATTCTTATGGTGGAACCTATACCCACCCATCATAGCTGCTTTAAGTTGTGAGCACTTAGGGTCAAGTAGGAACGCGCTATCGCCGTCCACATGACGCATAAGATAATCATCTACTGAAGACAATCTTGCTGACACATTGTTTGTTTTTGCCGGTATGACCCTAAACCCTTCGGCTTTAATGATGTCAACCGCTGATCGTTCATCTGTCTGGGCACGCTGAATACCAGCTGGGTCAACAACCACAAGGATCGGCGCACCGCTAAATCGTTCGTATACCATAGGTTTGAGAATCGTGCGGACGAATCTCTGAACCCCCATGTCAAAAGACACTGCCTCATCGAGAATTAGGACTCGCCCGCGAGGATCTTGTTGCCCGATTACTGCTGCTGGAGTCAACCCCAAATCCATACCGATAACGATAGGACGCACCCCATTGAGAATAGGACGCAAAGTCTCCCCAGCCATGTGATAGTCCGGTCTGAAATACTTATAGACTGGCTGACCTGCGGAGCTAAGTCCGTACTCTCCGTCAATGAAGACCCGTATATATTCTTCGCTGCGCCCTTGGGTGTCATAATATCCATCTGGTAAGTTCTCCACATTCTCTGCAAAAGTGCTACGTCCGGACGGTTGCTTAAACACATCCCACCCGTTGTCATTATAACTGACGCCATCCTTAGCGTCTAAGTGCTCCATCTGATAATACCACCATGTGTCCATAGTCGGGGGGTTAGTGTCACCCCACATACCAAACCAAGAAGGCCCGCCATCTTTCTTAGATGGAAAACGCCCGATACGTTTAGACATCGCGTCTACGATTTCGGCGTTGATATCCCTACACTCGTTAAACCACGCGAAGGTAAGCTCAAGAGAGTTCAAGTTTGCAACATCGTCAGCATCATCGAGCGCACGAAACATAATCTCGCACTCAACATCGCCAACCTTAAAGAAGTATGTCTTGGTCGTCCGCATGAACTGGCCGCACACCCCAGGTGGGAACCAATCAAGAAACGTTTTAATTGTAGTATCTGTTAGCTGGCGTACAGTCTCACGCACAACAGCGCACCGCGATTTACGTATACCTTGTTCGTTCGGCTCCTGCGCACTCGCCCGACGCACAATCTCAAAACAACTTGCAACAGATTTACCAGACCCAACCGGCCCCATCAGTACACGCATCTTAGAGTCTGACTGCATAAACTTCGCTGCAGTTCGTGATGGTGTAAAGTTAATATCTAATGCCATTTGCCAAACGCTCCCCGCCTAGCATTCCTATAACTGCGCGTACGTTTAGCCGCGTCTCGCCCAGCAGCAGTCGTATCAATATACAACGTCCTGTGCTTTATACGCTGCAGCTCCAACGCAAATTCTTCTACTGTCATGTTGGCCGCGTTCTTACCCGTGCCATCCCATCTTATTAGCATATGACTCATACTCATCTAAATGTGTTATATCCCCACAATACTTACACCACTGATACTCTATAGTGTTCTCCCCGCAATGCGGACACTGCTCAGACACTTCAGTTTGAGCAAGCAGAAGATCAACATTATCAAGAAGTATTACTGCATAAGGTTTTTCCACATTCTTCTTTCTTCGGATCTTCTGCTTATAACGTACGTTCAGCTGCAGCAAAATTGCCGCACAGCGCTCGCACTCATCCAGTGTTGAGAAGGTTGCCATCTTCTGCCCCTTCTCCTTCTGTGTAAACTTCGTCAATAGGTTCGTGATCAACGACAGTCGCTGGGAAGTCTTGACCCCCGAGGTTAATTGTAATTTTAACTCCGCCACTTGCACCCTCCGCGTTTACTTCGTTCTTAGGCTCTAAGCCGCCCCACTTAACAGTAGACTTAATAAGATCAGCTTTTACAGCCGCAGAAACATCTGGGCTGTGGATCAAAGTCCAACTTGTTGTTAAGAGTTCTTCCGCCTGTGCTCTGGCTTTAAGTTTAAACGTCATACCTTTTTCACGAACTTCGTCGCGGTAAGACTCGACCTTTTTCAAAAACACAGGGTCTTTATTAAATACAAGCAGCTCTTCTACCTTCAGGCTGTGGCGATCTTTGACTTCATCCAAAGTCTCGCCGCTTCCTTCTAGCATCAGTGCCATGTCCATCGCTAAGCGATCAGACCACTTGGTATGTTTAAGCGGTAACGTATCCATGAGGCAATCCTAGTCTGTAAGTTACGGAGCTGTCAAGCATTATGCTAACTTTACATCTTTATTTTTTGGGGTCTTGTTATGTGAGGTTTACTTATATGGGCGGGGGGTTGCAAAAAATAATCCATGTGCCCCCCTCCTGCCTGCGTGTGAGTGCGCGATAGGCGACGCGATAGGCGACGCGCAAGCCCTAGCAAAACTGCCTAAAACTAGGCTAACTTGACATCTATGTCAGGTTATGCTCGTATGTAGTTGTTGCTGATGAACGGCAACGACGGCGGGCGGGGAAGCCTACACCGCCACGCTGTTTGAAATCGTAGGTGTATAAGGAGTGTGTCATGCAGACACGTATTTTCGAAGGTCGTTTCAATGTCAAGTTCGACAAGGGAACAAAGGTTATCAGCTTAGCTAAAGCGGTTGATGGTAAGTATTCAGCACAAGACGCTGATGCGGTTGCTAAACTGGTGGTTGACGCTGGCAAGGCAAACAAAGGGTCGATAGACCGCTGGAGCTTTTACATCAAAGATGTAAACCAGAAGTTGAAAGACGGTGAAAACCTGAAGCCAGCTGAACTGGAAAAAGCTCTGAAAGCGGGATTCCAGCCGGTTGTAAAAGCTGGAAAGTGGGGCAAGCCAAGGCTTGACCTAGTCAACCCAACCGCACCGACCGCCAAGCAAAACGACAACATCGTGTTGCTTTAACCTTAACCTAGGCTGGAGCTTCGGCTCCAGCCGCTTCGAACTGGAGACGACTATGAAAATAGAAAAGCTAAGACGTTACCGCGTTGACTGGGTTGAGTTTGGAACACTTTACTTCCGCTGGTACAAGACTGAGGGTTCAGCTAAGAACTTTGCCCTCAAACTAATCCACGAAGTTCAGATTCCGCAACACCAAGTGAATGTGAGTCACCAATAACCAAGAAGCTGGGGCGGGCAATCGCCCCAGCCAACCTAAACAACTGGAGTGTAAACTATGAAAGTGTTCTCAATTATATTTAGTATGGCTGGATTCTTCCTGATGATGGCTGGAGTTGGAACCATAGAAGCAGATAACAGTATCGTCGGCTTCGAACTAATCATCTGGACGCTAATCACATTGATTGGAATGTTAACCTGGTTTGCTGGAGTGCTACTATGGCGAAGCCAGTCTTAATCAGATGTAAACCTAGAGAGTCCAGACGTATCGGAAGACTGATAGGCAAATAACCAAGGGGGAGTCGCAAGGCTCCCTCTCTTTTTGTGTCAAGTTTCTATTATTTTGTATATATAGACCCATAGCTCGGGGGGTTATAGCTCGCTTTAATACCAAGATTAGAGACTATCTATACTATCTAACTGGAAGTTTACACTATATCCTGTGTTTTAGATAGCCAAACTATACAACATGTTGAGAGAAAAGCCATAAGAATCAGGATATACAGGGCCATATGTACAGTATTACTATCTAAACTATCTAAATTATATAGTTTTTTTAACTATACCCTTCTCTACAACTAAATATCCTGTGTTATTGCTATTTGCGCGTAACACCACATAACCTCTAAAAAACTAGATAGTTTAGATACTTCATCGTAAGGCCTTGATATCTTTACAGTTTTTACTATCCATTTTACTATCTCTCTTGTAAAACATCGGCAGATACTCTAAAGCTTACACTAGATAGACAATAAAGACTAAAGGCCAACCAAACTTGACAACTGCCGAACAGCGATGTAAGGTTTGGTTGTTCTTCGGGACGGCTCTCTTAGAGAGTTTTAATCTTAACTTTTAACTGGAGGTTAGTCACATGGCTAAAACTTATGAAGGTAATCTTAACTTGGCATTCAACAAGGGCACTAACATGCTCTACTTACAACCCTCTAATGAGGGCAAGTATAATGCCACCAATATCTGTGAACTTGTAGCGTCAGCTATGGCGTTCTGTGATTCCAATCCTAAGGCAACATTCAATCGTTGGGATTTCTATATCCCCAATGTCAACCAGACTCTAGACCGTGACTCTAAGGAACTTCCTCAGACAGCAGTCAAGGACGCTATTGACCGTGGTGATACTGCGACTCTAGCGGCAGGTAAATGGGGCAAGCCTAAGGTCACTATTGCAGGGCCTGTAAAGCACATCAAGAAAGCGGACGATAACATTGTCCTGCTCTAATCTGTATCAGGGGATGTCAACTATGGCATCCCCTATCTGTGTTTCTAATGGAGGTATTATGCAACAAGTTTACAAAGCACAAACTCAGTCTGGTGTCTATGGTTGGTTCACTAATGGCTTTCTTGTCTGGTCTCTTACACCTGATGAGTATTCCAAACCTGACAGTTGGCACTCTGATACTGCGACAAGTAGAGGGTTTCTCTATGTCAGTCGTTGAGTGTGTACGTTGTAGCGGTCAGGTTCATCCTGACCGTTCCTCTTTGGGCTATGACACATGTCTAGTTTGCGGAGAGGTTATGGCACGGAAGCGAGTCTTTACTGTCGCTCCTATGCACAAGTCTAACTATATGCTCTTCACTAATCCTGAGGACTTGAAGGGTATCAACAACAAGGGAGGTAATGTCCGATGAAGATGTCAACTATGTTCACTTGGATACTGTACTGTGTAGTGGCGTCGATACTGATGTCACTTGCAGACAGCTACTTTGGATGGGGTCTCTATCAATGAGACGCATCCTCAACATTATCGGAGGGCTATCGCTAACTATAGCGGTAGGCTTCGGTATCGCCTTCATAGCCATCAACTTTATGCTTGGCTGTGAATCATGGGATGAGAGGTACTGGACTGAGTACAACTCATGCTTAACTTTACCACAACTCTGGGAGGGTTTAACCCGATGAGTAAAACAGCACTGAAACTATTCATGCTTCGGCATGGACAAGGTGGAGCAATCGTCACTGGTGATGATGGCAAGCCACTATTCTACAGTGACAAGATGATAGCTAAAGCCGCTCGTAAAGACGGTCAGGTTGTATCACTTGGCCCTGACCATAACCACTGCAAAGCACATGAGGAGATTAAAAATGCGAGCTGAATTGGTTCTTCAAACTATCAAGGATTTATTTCCTATTAAACGTCCGTTGTCTATCATCGGTAAGCCAGGGGGCGGTAAGACCAGCCTCGTGAGAACAGCCGCTCAGATGATGAGTATTGGATACATCGAGAAGCACATGCCTACTATGTTGGTAGAGGACTTCGGTATACCTGACATGGCAACCCAAGGTGATTCGTTTGGCTACAAGCTACCTGATTGGTATCCTGCCGAGGGTCGTACTGACATACCTGATGAGGGTATCCTTCTATTCGATGACCGTAACCAAGCAGGTAATGACTTGCAGAAAGTGCTAGCCAATATCGAACAGGCTAGAACCTTACATGGTGTGCCACTCAAGAAGGGTTGGATGGTCATCACTACTGGCAACCGCCAAGAGGACAGGGCAGGTGCTAATCGTATCCTATCTCACCTCGCTAATCGTGAGACTGTTATCGAACTTGACACTCACCTTGATGACTCAACCAAGTGGATGCTTGAGAACAATGTAGCAACCGAGGTAGTGGCGTTCTTACGCTTCCGTCCTAATCTGCTACATGACTTTGACCCTCAGCGTGACCAGAATCCAACACCTCGTTCATGGGTCGAGGGTGTCAGTGCAGTGCTTGGCGTAGTCAGTCCTGATGCTGAGTTCGAATGCTTCAAGGGTGCAGTTGGAGAGGGTGCGGCGGCAGAGTTCGTTGGATTCGTTCGTATATACCGTAAGCTACCTAATCCCGACAACATCATTATGAATCCTACCACTGCTGATGTGCCTAGTGACCCTGCTACTTTGTATGCACTGTCTGGCGCTATTGCAGAGCGGGCTACTGAGAACAACTTTGAGCGTGTCTGTACTTATGCAGAGCGTATGCCCCCTGAGTTCTCAGTTCTATCGGTGTCCTATGCGGCTCGTAAGAAGCCAGAGTTGGCTTCGACTCAAGCGTTCACCAAGTGGGCTATCAACCACCAAGATGTATTGTTCTAGAAACGGAGGAAACAATGAAACTTTCAGACAAAGCACTACTCACTCAGCTGTCTATATCCCAATGGACTGCTCGTAAATACGACAAGAGAGCCACCGAACAGGTGGCCTCTGCAAACTCTGCGGTTAATCAATCGGGTAGATACAACAAGTCTTTGCTACCCATGAATGACTTCCTTGCCAATGTGCATCAGAAGTCTACGCTTATCCGCAAGCGGTACTATGCCAACACTTTACCGTGGGGCATTGACGGTACACAGATACTGCCGAGTGCAAACTATCTGGCCTTTATGACTGACTTCCGCAAGGAAAAGTATGAGTGGCAGATGGTTGTCAATCAGTTCCTGCAAGAGTATGAGTCACTAAAGTATGACGCTCAGCGTCTGCTTGGCAATCTATACAATGACTCTGACTATCCATCCAAGGATGAGATTACTGCCAAGTTCGGTATGGATGTCACTATCATGCCAGTGCCGAGCGGTGACTTCAGAGTTGATATTGCTGACGATGAGTTGGCTCGTATCACTGCTGACGTTGAGTCTCGTGTTCAAGACGCGGCTCAGTCTGCAATGGATGAAGCATGGAAGCGACTGCATGAACGTGTTCAGCATATGGCTGAGAAGCTAGCTGACCCTGCCGCTGTATTCCGTGACACTCTGGTCGAGAATACCAGAGAGATATGTGCTGTCATGTCACGGCTCAACTTCACTGATGACCCTAACCTTGAGGCTATGCGTCTTGAGGTGGAGCAATCACTGACCAAGCATCATCCCGATGCACTACGCAATGACCCTGACCTACGCCGTGACAAGGCCGCTGAAGCCAAGGCTATCATGGATAAGATGGGTGTGTTTATGGGAGGTACACAATGACACTGAAAGAAATCGAAACTCTATGGCAGTCACGCAAGACTGCTATGGATGTTTGGCATGACCGTCTACACCAGATGGATAATGACATGCTTATAGCAATGTTGCTCGAACATATGCCGATGGTCAAAGCAGAACTTATTCTCAAGAGTATTGACTACGACATTCACATATCCAGAGAGGAGGATAACAATGGAACTATCGAAACGACTCAGTAAAGCCAAGACCGCACTGGTTCTTGAGCATCCGTTCATCGGCAATGTCGCCATGAATATGCCGTTCAAGATTAGCGAGGATGTGCCTACTGCCGCCACTAACGGCAAGCAAGTCCTGTTTAACCCTGACTTCTGTGCTGACTTGAATGATGAGGAGATGAAGTTTCTCATTGCTCACGAATGTATGCACCCCATGATGGAGCATAACTTCAGACGCCAGAATCGTGACCCTCGCAAGTGGAATCAGGCGGCAGATTATGTCATCAACAAACTGTTGGTAGACGAACACATTGGCAAGATGCCTGACTGTGGCCTGCTCAGTGATGACATATACAATGCAGGTAACGGCACAAGTGATGGCATCTACAACATCCTACCAGAGACACAAGAGGGTGAGAATGACCCACTTGACAACTGTATGGATGGCGAGGGTTCACCTGCTGAACAAGAACAGCAAGCGGCAGAGTGGAAAGTCAAGGTTGCTCAAGCGGCACAAGCCGCCAAGATGATGGGCAAGATGAGTGCAGGACTTGAGCGTATGGTTGAGAGTATTCTTCAACCCAAGGTTCACTGGTCTGATGTACTGCAACGCTTCATTGTCAAGCACAAGACTGATGACCGTTCATTTGCCAGACCTAATCGCAGGTTCATACAGCAAGGTATGTATCTACCTAGTGTGACTGGCGAGGCATTGGGTGAGATGGCGTTTGCTATCGACTGCTCAGGTTCAATCGGACAAGAAGAGATTGACCAGTATGCGGCAGAGATACTCAAGGTTCAACAAGACCACCACCCTCAGAAACTACACATCATCTACTTCGACTCAGAGGTTTGTCACTATGATGTGTATGAGCAAGGTGAACCACCAGTTATCAAGCCACATGGCGGTGGCGGTACAGCGTTCAGTCCAGTGTTTCAATACATGAGAGATAACGACATCAACCCTGTCGCTTGTGTATTCCTGACAGACCTGTGCTGTAGCGACTTCGGTGACGCACCAGAATACCCTGTGTTGTGGGTGTCTACTCACAGCGACCAAGCACCATTCGGTGAAATAGTAATGATGGAGATATGATATGGCTACTGTAAGATTTTCCGATGCTCTCAAGAGCGAGATTCGTAACAATGCAAAGGCAATGTTCAAGCAGAATATTGACAAGGCTAAGGCGGATGTACCTGCACATTGGGCAGACAAGATATACCAAGGGTTCTTCCCTGCCGATGACATTGCTAAGTTCAATGCACTGCCTGCCCATGTGATGGCAGAGAAGCAATCACTGGACTTTGAAGGGTTCTTCAATGCACCAGAGGATGTATTCCAAACTGCTACACACAAGCAGAAAGCGTATGAATGTTCGACTGTAAGGCTAGAGTTCAGCAAGGATATGCGTTGGCCTAATGACATTGAGAAGATAGATACTGGGTTCAAGTTCCAATGGCGTAACTCTAAGGCTGACTACAACGACAGTCGTTGGGCATGGCTTATCCCCGAGTTCAAAGAGTATGTCCGTAAGATATTTGAACAGGAATCTAAAGAGGCTTCCTTCCTTGAGGGTGTGGATAAACTCATGGAAACATATTCTACGTTAGCCCCTGCTATCAAGGCATGGCCTGCACTGTGGGATTTAGTTCCTGATGAAGCCAAGGAACGACATAAGAAAGTAGTCGAGCGAGTTAAGAAAGATGCCAGTGATGTTGGCGTTGACCTTAACAGTATGACTGCCGCTGTAACATTTTCAAAACTGACACGATA